AGCCAGGACGGTGCCAAGAGTGGTAAATACGTTGCTCATGATGTAATCCTCTAAACTTCAGTTTTGATATAACAGATTTTAACACATTATCGCGGTAGGTCTGCTATTTGTTCGTTAATTGATCTTTGCAGCTCTGCAAGGCTCACACGTACCATCCCCTCAGTCGCCTGTGTTGACCATGCGTCAAACTCTAATCGCCCAATATAAGGCAGGTTGTTAGCCAAGTACCAGACATTACCCGGCGCGCTCTGCACCTTGCCGTTTATGCTGGCTAGGGTAGCCGCCCCGCTCTTATCAATAGTTGACGTGGTGCCAGTCTCAGGGCTACCGATTGACGCCTGCCAATTACCCTTGGCCTGCCCGCCCGTATAGCCCGCTGGTGGTGCGCTTGCCCATAAGCTCGGATTGCCCACGGGTGTACGCAACACAATGCGCCGTGAAAGGTCTAAAAGCGTACCCCTGACAACCTGATCCATGCGGTCGCCCACTATGCGATCCAGGTCTCTGAGTCTGCTAAAGTCGAAGTTAGCCAAACGCCCTCCAGTTCACGCTTACCGGCATTAGCCACCAGCTACCCGAGGCCAAGCCTTGCGCAACATTTACTTGTTCAATGATGACGCCCTGGCCGTCAAAGTATAGGCCGGTTCCGCGTGCAAAGTGTGCTGTGATCGTGTCGACCAATTCATAAGCGCCAAACTTTGAATCGTCCAATGGTGTGTAAATGCTAATCTGATACACGCCTACAAAATCAGTCGAACCGCCAGGCTCAAGGCCAACAGTGGCAGAGCTAGCCGGCAAATAGGATTCTCGCAGCCATGTTATGCCGTCAACCGGTGTAAAATCTATGTTTTCAAAAGCAATAGGCGGCGCATCCGTCAGGGTATTTAGCCGGGATGAGAGGGCCGCGCTGATCTTTCTGTGGCTCATTCTAAACCCTCAACTGGCAAATATAGATCACGTCTAAGCCTGACCGCGTTATCGGCTGCACATCCATGACCCGAAACGTCTTCCCCTGCACCTGGGCCCGCCAGCCTTGCGCCGGCTCTTGAGTGACCTTGTTCAAAATCAGCCGCGTGTCTGATCTTCGGACAACCGTCCCGTCGACTTCGGCGTTGGTAAAGCGGGAAGGGTAGCCGACGCCTGGAACCTCGTTTTCCGTTGCTGGCGTCGTGATTTCACCCGTCGCAGGGTTCCTAACTTCGTCTGTTTCATAGACAAGAGTCACAACCTCTCCGAATTTAGACAGCAGGCTGGTTGCGGTATTTGTAATGCTCATACACGCACCACACGGAACGCGCTAGAACCATGACCGCCTGGGCGAAGTATCTTGTACAGGGCTGCGCTAATGGTGCGCACAATGGTCTGAGAGGCTGCACTGTTTGCATACTCGACTTCGATAACGTCAACCTTTTCGCGCTTAGTGGCTCGCTCTATAATCCGAAGCGGGTCAAGCTCTGCATCAATTGCCAAAGCCGCAGTATAGACGCCGTTCTTTAGCTCTTTGGGTATGGTTTCGCGCTCAATGTAATAGCGGTCAATGTAGACTTCATCACGCGGCCACTGTAGCGGCTGGGACTCTTTGTGCTTGTCACCGATAAACGACAGGCTTTCGATGTAGTCCATGGCTTTAATGATTAGCGCATCGGTTGCAGCGGTTAGCGTTAAGCCTCGGTCTGAGGCGTACGCTGTCAAATCTGCTTCGCTTACGTAGCTGTTGGCCCCGGCAACTACTGTTCCATTTTCTACAATTATTGTTGCCATGCTATACCCAGCCGTGTAGCTTCATGTGTTCGGCTTCATCGGGGTGAACGTCAGCGCTCTCCCCGTCGCGTGTCATTTTCCGTAGGGTGGCTTCTTTTTCCCCTTGCGCTTTTTCAACATTAGATTTGCGCCCTTTCTTTGGTTTGCTTACAAGTTGCATCATAACACCCCGTTATAAAAAAGGGGCGGCAATTGCCACCCCTCTTAGTTTACGCCACTTTCAGATTAACCCATAACGGTTGTAATGAAGTCAGGCTTGAAGGCTTTGACACCCCAGACTGCGGCAATTTCAAACATCGCTTTACGGTAGCCGATGTAAGAGCTGATCAAAAACACCATGCCAGAGTTAGGGTCTTGAACCAGCAGCTCATCGACAGCAGCATCGCCACCGGCAGGCTTGGCAGGCGGACGCATGGCCAGCTCGATTGCGGCCTGATGAAACACGACGTTGCCGGTGTAGTTGTTGCCTACAACGACGTCGGCATTGTCGGCGATTGCTACACGGATGCCGGGCTCAGAGATAACAAAGTTACCGCCAGTCAGCGCCTTGGCCACAACGTACTTGTTTACAGCATCGCCGGCAAATGTCACAACATCGCCAGGTACTACGGTGCCGGTGCCGGTGTCGACAGGAATCACAGTAGCGCCAACAGCCAAAGCCGCGCTGGTGTCATAGTTCACACCTGTGCCCTTGGTGTGGCTCTGGATACCGGCAGACTCTTTCAGCATGATCTGTTGCAAGTCAAGCAATGTACCCTGACGCAGCAAGTTGTCGTTGCCGGCCTCGTTAACACGTTGCAATGACGCTAGGTTGCGCAGCTTTGTGCCGGCCAGTGTGTTTAGTACCGCCGTTACGTTGTTGTCCATCGGAGTGCCGTTGTCGACAAGAATCTGACGGGCTTCTGCTACAACATCAAAGTTTGTGCCAAAGGGAGTAGTACCAGCGGTACCGACAACACGAGATGCGTTCTGATACGCTTCTACGAGAAGGGATGATTCAATCTCGTTGGCAATGGTGCGCATTGCCTGACGGATCTGATCGCCGTAAATGGTTTCAAAACCGCTGCCGTTGTTGACGCTTAGGATTTCTTCGCCACGCCAAGGAATTTGTACGGCGCGGTCATTGGAGATGGTCAAAACCTTATTACCGATAACCTGGTCAGTACCTTCCGGGACAGTCATAGAAGGGCTTGGGGTGATCGCAGTGGCTTGGTTAGTGAAGAACGAGCGCACAGTATCACCGACAGCAGCGCGTTCAGCAGCGACGTTGCGGGTGACGCTTGAGGATGCGCCTGTAAGCTCGCGGCCTACGATGTCAGCAGCGATATAAATATCGGCTGCCAGATTGGTCAATGTATTGGACATGGGGCTTTACCTTTGGTTAATTAGTCCGCGACAACTTTGCCGCCGCCTTTGATAAACTTTGATCGTTCAACCTGACCCATTGAGTCAAATTGTGATCGCTTTGCTGTTTTATCGCTTGCAGCACCGCCGCGTGCGCCTGTGGCCCCGCCACCGCTTGAACCGTTACCATCAACTAAAAACGGGTATTCTTTCGTCAAGTGTTCTTTGAGCTTGTCGGCAGATACTTCAATGCCGCCAATTTCGTATGTTACTTGCTCGCCGTCGTGCTTTGCGAACTTCGCCGCGTAATCTGAGAGGACTTCGGCGCGCTTGGTGTCGGTTTTGGCCAAATCATTACCGATGCGCCCGGCCTTTTCTTTTACGTCACGTAATTGAATCTGCTCTTTCCACGTCTTGTTGCTGTTGCGCTCTTCGTCAAGACTGGCTTGGCTCTGTTCGTACAACGCTTTAAACTCGCCCTTCTCTTTCTGCCGAGCTTCTTCTGCCAAACGGCTGGACTCTTCAGCGTCACGAGCTTTCTGGCTGGCGGATTTCTTCTCGCCTAAAAGCTCATCAACTTTCTTTTTCAGACCGCCAGTCTGTTCTTCGATTAGCGCCTGCATCTCTTCGTGAGTGTAGGTCTTCGACTCTCCACCACCGCCACCGGCTGCGCCATCTTCGCCAGCCTCATCCATGTAGCCGTTTTGTACCATCAACATCCGCATCAATCTGTTCATCTTTAGCCCCTAGCTAAAAGTTATAATAGGCCACAAGCCTATTACGAAACAGTATAGCACATTCCGTTGACTTACAAATAGGCATAAAAAAGCCCGCGTCTGCGGGTCTAGCTGTCTCGTAGCTTCTCCGTCCAAATCACCCACCTATTCGGTATTCCAAGGAGATGCGGTTGGCTCTGGCTGACGCTGTTATTGGCCCCACCTGCGCCTGGGGTGTTCGGTTAATCCTTCTTTGGCGTGCACGGCTTACAGTCAATGCTAGTTCCTGTCAGGTGGTAGTCTATGCTCGCCATCCCGCCTGCCGGGCAAATGTCAAAGCTGGCAGTAGTGACAGCAACATCGTGAGCCTCTTTGATTTCGTTAAATGCGCTTTCCAGAATTTCGTGTATTGATCTGCTCATTTGCTTGCCCTCCTTTATACCGTTTCGTTATGGCAGTCAGCCAGATTGTAATAGTAAAACTCCCTGGCAAAATCAACCCTGATCACATCGGGCGGCCACTTCTCTACCTCTGCCTTGCGTTTTCTGTTGAAATATCGCCAATGGTCACATAGTCAATACTGCTGAACTGTGAGCCGTCTATTTCCCCGGATTCTGTAACAGTAAACTTGGTATCGCTCATTTCTTTCTTCCATTAAAAACCTGCACTGACCATAAGCTAATGCAGGCCCGTTGTCTTATACCGTTTAGCTATAACCCAGCGCGTTCAAACGCCTCTGGTTCTTTAAGTCTGATCTGCGCCAATGTCAGCGGCTCATCGAAGTTATTGGATACAAGCTGCCGGAACTCTTTGCTGTCTAAGCCAGCATTGCGAAACAGCTTACCCTTAGTGCTGCCGAGAACCTCGTTCTGAAACCCCGCAGGCTGTGTGCGTAGCCAGTTGTAATAGTTGCCCGCTTGGCTGGTGCCGCCACCGTCTGCCCCTACTGATGCGCGGGTTTCGTTGCCACGGAATAGGCTGAACTCTGGCTTGACCACAGGGGTAACGGTCGATCGACAACCTGGATGAGCTGGCGGTCTTGGCCCACTGCCAACCGGGTAAATCTGCCCGTCTCTAATCTGGCATACGCTAGAGGTTCGACTGTCCAAAGTGGCAGACCATTCAACGCCGTCTAGCACGTCCTCGTTGGCCTGATACGTCATATCCTTGGCGACGGTAGCGAAATGATTCGTTGATGTCTTAGCGATCAGCCGGGCGCTTCTCTGGGTAGTCGCTAGAATGCCATCGTTGAAATTCGCTGCCTTCGTGCCCCGGATTTGTTGCACTGTCTGGCTAGTGGTCTGACCTTCAAAGAAGCCAGAACGAACAATGCCTTGAACTTTTGTGATCTCGTTATCGGTAAACCCCTTAAGCAGGTCTTTCAGGATTACCGCTGTATTGCCGAACTGCATCGGTCTAGCTAGTGCTGCGGCGATGACCTGTGCTGATGCCGGTAGCGCTATAGGTGCGCTGACGCCAAGCCGTAAAGCCTTCTGTGTCCACTCTGCTTCTGACACTGAAAGCTCTTCCAACGCCGAGGTGAGCACCGCGCCGTATTCCGAATAGATTGGCGATAGCTGTGTGCGCAGCTCTTTGATGATTCTGTTCATCAACCGTTGTGAAGAAACCTCACCAGCTTCGGACAGCACATCACGAATCACCCGATCCGCTTGCTTTAGGTAAACGCTGAACTCATTACCGTTCGACGCCCCTAGCCGCTGGATATAGACGTTGTGCCGGATGAACTGGTCTAGAAACTCATTCGCCATCTAATGCCGCCCCGCCAAGCGCAACCCCTAGATCATTGCCGAGATCCGCGTCTATCTCTTCGTCAGTACGCGCCGGGTCAACCCTGCCCCCTTGCCGCAGGTTGCGCCGGATGTCTTGCTTGGCAACCAAACCACGGTCGTATAGGGCAATGTCTGCCATTACCTGCTGCGGATCTATGCCTTCCTGGAAGAAGTCAGTATTCAGCCTAAACTCTACCTGGTCAGGGCTTGCGCCTTGGTAGATAGCCATATCTTCCAGCGCTGCCTCGATAGCCTCGGATGCGTTGCCCACCATAGTTTCCAATACGCTGTGCTCTGACGCTGCGTTAATGCGGGCAGTCTCGGCTGTTTCTGCTTGGCCGCCTTTGCTAACCAGCTTTGCGCCAATGGATGCCATCTCTTCGCGCAGGTCTTGCAGCGCAACTCGCAGGCTTGATGATTCCGGGGCAGTTGCCTGGGTGAACTTGCCGTTAGGCCCAAGGAAATGACCGGCTCGTGCGCCAACGATAACGCCGTTCGGGTTAGCTTGTGCGAACGTCTCCGGTGACATGTCCGAGCTAATGCCAAGCGTTAGCTGCCCATGAATAAACAGGTTTTCCCGGTGGTCTGCCGTGGTCTGGTAATGGGCTAGGTTGATCTCTGCCATTGGATACAACGGCGGCATGTCAGGCGCGTTAAGGTTGTTTGTTGAGCCGATAATGTGGAACGGGATGCGGTTCCATGTCGCGTCCCCCGCGCGCGGTGCGTACTCTTCTGATACTGGCTTATCATCTGCATCATAAATCTGGACAGTAAACACGCCTTCATTCAGCCGTAACCCCCTGTACTGATGCGTGCGACGGATGTCGAATTCATCTACCTGGA